ATGGTATTCAGTCGGAATGAGTTGTGTGTTGATGCCCTCTTGAATTAAAACAGGAAGCACGCCCAATAAAAAAGCCCCCAATACAGGGAGCTTTACGGAGAGGTACTTAAAGGCACTTTGTTCAATGAATTTCATTTGATACTCCATTTAGTGGTTTGTGATTTAAGCCAGTTTTCAATAAATGTGCTGCCCAAGATGCCGAGTGCAGATGCAATAGCAATCAGGGCAAGTGGATTGATGTCAGGAACCTGCAGAATGATCGCGCCTGAGATTGTTGATGTTGCTGCACCCAGGATTGTGCGGCCAATGATCAAGCGCCATGTTAATTTTTCATCTGAAACAAGTAGTTTGGCAAAGCCAATCGCTGCCCCGATTACGATAAGCAGCATTAAATTTTTTTCATGCTCCTGCATGATTCCCCCTATTTTTTTGCAATAAAAAAGCACCCTTTCGGGTGCTCGACTTTAATTTTAAACTTCAATCTGTGTAACTGATCCGGTCGGTGCTGGTCGCTTAATTTCCCCTCCCGCTATAAAAACTTTCTGCCCTAAATTGTATGCAACATTGCTGGTACACATGACCAAACCTGAGCCATCATCAACCAAAACCTTATAGTTTGGGTGGCTCACGCTAGTAATGGTGCCGATGTACTCAGCATGCTGCGGATTCATCAAATCACGGAACTGTTGGAGTAGGTTCACGATTCACACGCTCCACTTTGACTGTCTGTGTCACTTCTGTATGACTAAATGCCACATTTACGCTGTCTACAATCCCCCAGAACTCGGCATTAAAGGCCAAAATTTCCCCCGGCTGACATTCATTGAAATCGGCATGAATGGGTGCAGTAAAGGAATGCTGCTCAACTCGGCCGGCTCTGGCCAATTTTGATTTACCAAAACTACCCATGCTTACCGGATTAAACATCGGATTGCTGACCGGCTCTAACAGCACATCACCAGCTGTACCGGTGCGTTTAATCTGGCCAATGTTTCCGTTGCGCGGGTTGGTCAGCGTAATCGCGTTATAGTCGTGCAGATCTTCAAAGCTCTCTGAATGCTGTAAGACCAGGCTTTCAGGCAATAAACGGTCGTAATCATCAACCGTTAGAGCATCCCAGAAAGCTTTTTTGTAGAGTGGTTTAATTGACAACGTATTGCTGCCCTGTTCGCTATACACAAAGCCGCCGCCAGCCTCAGTCACCATTTTGATTGCATCAATTGGCGCTAGATTGGTATAACTCAAGCTCTCTGTTTCTACGATCCAGCCCAGCGCATCAATCAATTGCCAGTTCAACACAGTGCTACTGCTCACCCGGTCCAGTTCTGCCTGCACAAGTTGTACGCTGGTACTTTCATTTTCCTGCAGGAATGAGCGCAGCGGTGCATAGTCACTGCTTAATAACGCGGTCTGGCTCCGTCCGGTCAGTGTATAAAATTCTTCTGCAAAACGGCGCGTGCGGGTGTGCTCTTCATACAGCATGTGGTGTTCATTGCCGTTTACCACAATTTTCAGTATGACAGGACCGGTCGATTCAAGCTTTGCCATTTCCGATGCCGGCACAGTCAAACTATATGACCAGCACCAGCTTCCCCGGCTGCTGTTATAACTGCCATCCCGCACAATAATCTCTTGACCGGTATCGAGCCGGGTCACTTGTAATGCATTCACGACATACCACCAGTTTTGATTTGGTAGAGCTGGTATGCAGTCATCTACCCCAAAGTTTAAAACAACGTTGTGTGAGTCAACGTCATGACATAAGCAGATAAAATTTAAATCGCCTGTGCCTTCGTATTTTGGCAATTCAGGCTGTGGCCAAGGTTGAACTGGATGCTTGCGATAATGAATAGCTTTGGCTTTTTCCCAAGCAATGCTGTCGTATGTGAGCAGCTCAAGCCCTTTATCCCATTCATAGCCAAAGCGTTTTTGAAAAACCTGGGCCACTTCATGGGAATAGGTCAGCGTTTTACGCCGGCGGATCATTTCCTGCCACACGGTTTCCCGGTTGTGTCGCAGCTTGATCGTTTCGTCATGCAGATAACGCTGGTGAATGAAACGCTTATCTGCTTCTTCCCAGATCACATGCGCATCGGTACTTAATCCAGTGGCTTTCTCATGTTCTGCGCGGACTGCACGTGCTAGTGAGTCGGCCTTTTCAAAACCGGTAAACGCCTGCTGAGTCAGCACTAAGCCTTGGTCGTAAAAAAGAGCCTCATTTGAGACTCTTAAAACCGGCTTGGCCCATGGTATTTCCGTGGAACTTAATGCTGTAATGGCCTTTTGATAACCGACATCAAGCGCATAGGACACCCCGACGATATGGTTTATATCGAATACCGCATCAATTTCAAATAAAAATGCAGTATCTAAAACCGTATCAATAACACACAGGTTTTCTGCAAATTCCGCAACGATTTCAAAGCTAAAACTGGTGTCTAAGACAGTATCAATCTGCCCAATGACATCTGTGTTTTCTTTAAAGACCGCAACGACTTCAAAGCTGAACTCGGTATCTAGCACCGTGTCGATGACTGCAGTGTTTACCCCGCTGTCTGCATAAATGGCTGTGATTTCAAAACTAATATTAGTTTCTAAAACAGTGTCGATTACCGCAGAAACATCATCCCCGAAATTGAGATTGGTCGAGCCATCGGCTAGGTGCTCAAAATTGAGAATGATGTTGTGGCTGTCAATATTATCAGGCTTAAAATTTAAGTTTAAGTTGTGAGCATCAACGGTGCCGAGCTTGTTTTTAAAATCCACATGAGCACCCTTTATTAATTAAGGTCTAAGTTTGATGGACTGGATGAACAGCGTGCCGCCCACAACTAAGCTAGTATTGGCCAGCGTAATATCGGTACCCACTGTCAGATCGGCAGCAACTTCACCAGCCCCATTGTAGATACGGGCCCAGCTGGCCGTTCCGCTTTTAATGACGTTGGCAGTATCAGTTGGATGTAACTCAACATAGGTGGTGGTGACATCTTTAATGCAGGGTTCAGGAAATACCAAAGTGACTAAGGCATTATTGGAATCTGCGGCAACTGCCGGGCTGGCTGGCTGCACGCCCTCATAAAAAAGTAACGGTAGCGCTTTGACTACCGTTATCCATAAATTCTGAAAAGGCTTGAATCATGGCAAGCCGAGATTTGACTGAAGTTTTAATCATTTTGGCACCACGTTATCTTGAATGACGGCGTTGAATTGCTGTTTTTCATCAAAAGCAACAATGAAAGTTTTTAAGTCCGTATTTAGCCCTAAAAACTGATAATTACCATTTTGATCGGGCTTGCGCACCGCAATTGGTAGTAAATTGGTTTTGTTATAAAGTACCACAGACGCATCTTGGTATTGCTGCCCAAGTTTATTCATAGAACCTTGGATTTTTGCGATTATAGAGCCACTTGTTTCTTGAAAATAGTTGGATGATTGTAACGCCATTCTAAGCACTGGTCTCATTCAAGCTCTCCGAGATAAAAGTAACTTCCGCCAAAACCGTTATCTACGCGATTTGCATCGACAACATACATTGAAGACCCAGACACCAATGGGGTTGTTCTTGTTTGTGTTAATGAATTTCCTGAATAGTGAATATGCTTTAACGCTCCTCGTAAATATTTATCATCATCGTAAATCGGCATTTGTAATGCGGATACTTGGTTTGAGCTATAAACCCCGGAAAAACCTGTCCTGTAATCAGGTTTGATTGCGAAAGATGGGACTGATGGGCTGTATTTTGATAAAACCGAGTATTTGCATGTATAAAATTTTTCGGCGTTTCCGCTGTATGTGAGCGGGTTAGAAAATGGCTGGTTGCTTCTGTTAATGTTTGTCACAGATGCGTTCGCCGGACTGAGGTTAAAATAACTCAGTAAAAACCAATTTGGCACAACGTCACTTGGTAAGCAACTTTCATACAACCCACACCCGTGGATATACTTATACCGTGTATCGATGTTTTCAGTGTGCGGGTTGACTGAGAAATAGAACGCATCCTTACTACCGCACAAAGTAAATGTACGAGGCTCGTTGTTTGGCGCATTAGACTCATAAGTGCTGTTGGTTGCCCAATGCCAGCGGCTCCACCCCCTCACCACGTTAACCCCCGTCCCTACAATATTCCAGTTTTTTGAAGGTGATGCAGGGTCAAAAGGCAACTGCAGCACATTAGGATTTTCGTAATCATCAATATGTTCCATGTGCTCAAGCAAGCCAACCATGGCATATTTTGCATAAGTTGATGTATATACGCCTGTTGTACCATCTGGACTCGTTTGGCTTTCATCTACACGAATAAACGGATGCTGTGCCGTTGGGTTTTTGGCACGATACACTCGCTTCACATCGTTTGTGTCACGGAAAATAATCTCATAACCGAGTGATGCTAGTTTTCCTGCGCCAACTATTGTGATGCTTGTTTCAGTAATAGTGGTATGTGGTTTTAGAATGAGTTGTGTAGCATTAGGTACGCCTTTGATTCGGTATTTCTGATTAAAAGAAGCAGGCGCAAAACCCGTTAATTCTACCACTTGAAATAGCATCGCATTATGCGCTGCATATAACGTGATATGCACATCACCTTGGGTATCAATTGAAGCCGATGTGATTTGAGTAAAATCAACGCCTGTCACTAAAGCTTTATCAAGCAAGCGAATCAAGTCACCCCAGTTATTTCCTAAAGTTAAGCCATTTAAGTGGCTAAAGTATTGAACATCTACGTCAGTCGCCATTTTTATTCACTCATAAAAAAGACCGCATAAGCGGTCATATTTGATTCAACTTTTAAACCACGCGGTCAATGTCACCACGTAGCATGATTTGGAATTGATCTGACATGACAGTTGGCTCAGATTGCTTCACTGTACGAATCACCCAAACTGGGAAGTTTGCAGCTACAGTATTAAAGCGCAAGACATTACCGCTTACCCAACCTGCGCCCCAGCCTTCTTTTTTCACTGTGAAGTATGGCAAGCCAGTTACGGGGTTAATTGGAGAAAAGTCAGCATTTACGCTACCTGTGCCAATTTGCCCTGAGTATTCGCCAACACAACGGAAATTCGTGTTATCCGTGAAGATTAATGCCCAGCGTTCCTGAATTGCGCCTTTGTTCGTCACAGTGATTGGATATAGCGCATCGTTATAGTTGGCTGAAATTCCACTACCCGTTGCTTCATCTGCCCATGCGTCATTCCACGTTTGCTGCACAAATTTACGTGTGTAGCGTGACTGCATATCACCAATCACCAGTGCCGAACCAACAATAGTGTCGGTTGCATCATAGTTGTGTGTGAGCGGCTTGGTAAATGTGATCTGGCCATTAATCTGCACATCACGAATCAGCCCCATATCCTGATAGCGATATTTTACTGTTAGTGGCGCAACCAAAGCATTTAAAGCAAAATCACCGCTGAGCGTGACTTTACCGTAATCATAGTCCACCACATACATCGAAAATGGCAGCTTGGCACCATTAGCATCTTCAATTTCGGCCCAACTGATGCGCTGGTGATCCAGGTCATAAGTTTTTCCGGCAATATGATCCGGCAATTCAAATGACTTGCTGGAGCTAACAATTCCAATATCACCAATTCGGAAAATTGGTATCCGCCCATCAATCGGCAAGCGGGTTGCTGATAAGCCGAGAATGTCGGCATCCAGTGGAATGTAGGTATAAGCCACGGCGTTATAGCGCACAGATGATGCATCAACCCAGACCGGCACGTTCACATACTGTTTGCCCAGTTCTTCATATTTAAGCAATGGGTCGTACCAGGCTTGGGCTTCTATCTCGGCCTGATTTTCTGCTGTAATCTCGGTTTTGGTGTAAAAGAAAATACTCACAAAACCGGTGTCGTAATTGATAGTACCGTGTGCCTGGCTAGTCTCAATAACACCGTTTTCATCCGCTGTTAAAGTCAGCTGGCCAAAATCCAAAGAAGCTACAACAACCGTCAGTGATTGCGGTCGAATTGGAATCACGGGAGTTCTAAAGCTGACTTGGTTCATCGGTGGCAAGTCGGTTGTGGTGGTGAGTGAGTCTAAACTGACTATGTTGTCACCGCTTGGTGTCCATGACTCAATCTCAACCTGCCCTGTGCCGTATTGAATCGACCCCGATGCGATACCGCTGTTATTTGACGGATCCACATTGCGATATATCTGACCATCACGATCTAAGAAGCTATCAGCACCCACTTTAAAACGTGCCGAGCCTGTCAAAATCTGCTCGTCATAACCCGATGATAGATCAAGCCGTAACTTATCAGCCACAGCAATGGTGCTACTTTGGTTTACGCCAGAACTATCGCGGTATTTCACTGAAATAGATGTTTCGTTATAGGCCCGAAATTGAAGTGTGGTGCCATTAATTCGGGATGTAACTGGAGAATAAAAAGACATTTAGACCACCTTCATGCAGACGCATAAGTTGCGTTATATCGTGCCTCATACACATAGTTAAATGTCTTGTATGAAGCTGTTGGTGTCACAATGCATTGACCTGTGTTGTAGTCAATCGTGCCTTGAATATCGCCTGCATCATTAATTAAGTTGCCCATATTGCTGCTTATTGGGTCATCTTTAAGATGCACAGTAAGCGTATTTAGACCCGATTGACTTGTCACTGGAATCTCTAAAGCCACGCTATTTGGCTGGATACTTGAACCTGTACCAATAGTAAAAGTCAGTTGTTGGTTGGCATCAGGTATCGCTGACTTAGATTGACTGAGCTGTGGGCCATAGCTGTATGTGATGTTGAATTGCGTATTTTTCTGCGGCAATTTATTCGGAATGATTCGCCCTTTGCCTGTGGCGTAGTTGATATATCCCGCTGCATCACCTGTAAACAAGCCTTTTGAATTGCTAGATGCGGTTTTAGTTTCACCCTCTAACACCCAAGTCACAGTTATTCCCGAAGCAATACCTGTATACCCAAGATCAAAATCAAAGCCTGCTTTATCTACTGGCAACCCTGCACGCACGAAAGTTGCAATTGGTGTGCCCCAGTGTGCCAAAATTGGCGTATCAACATCAGGCAAAGCACCTGTGGTTAGTAAG